ACCCCCCATTTATAATGGCAGAAAAAGCAATTTTCAAATGGCGTATTACGCTGCGTGAATGGCATGAATAGCGTATGAATAAACGCCATGAATGGTTATTCATCCCGAGTGAATAGGAGCAATTCCGTGCTTGTTGGAGCAGCGACCCAGAACCTTTCTGGAAATGACTTTATTGCGCTCGATATGGCGTGTGGTCCATTCGATGTACGCCGTTCTTATAATGGCTCTGGTGACTTTACGTCAACCGGAGGCGTTCCCACTTCTTTCGCCGCGTCCAATGCCGCGCTTGACTATTCGGCCGGTTACGTAACCATGTATTCCTTCAAGCCTGACATTCAGCGCGTTAAGTCGGGTGACCTGGATGACGAGATCCTGATCTTCCTGAATAGCATTCCCGCTGGTCACAGGGCTATGCTCTCCATCTGGCATGAGGCAGACGGTAAGGCGCGTCAGGGAACCTTCACGGTTGCCGACTGGAAAGCCGCCTTCAAACACTTCTGTGACCTGGTTCACAGCTTGGATGACCCGAACCTTCAGACGGCTTTGATTCTTGAGGCGTACCAGCCGACTACTGACCCGATTGGCACCACTTACGCGAAGATGTGGCCTGGTCCTGGATACGTTGACGTCTTCCTGGTGGACGGTTACACCGACCTTGGGAACACGGGGAATGCCGTCTTCGGTAAGGCTGCCTCTTTCGCGACCCTGATGGACGTTCCGTGGGGAGTCGCTGAGATGGGCCAGCGTACCGGCGCGGTGGACACTGAGTGGATGGCTGAAATGGCGCGCTATCTCGCTGACCATGGCGCGGTTTCTCTGGTCTGGTTCAATTCGAATGCTGGTGGCGTTACGCCTACCCCTGGTCCTGATCTGGTCCCGCGTGCCGTTGCCGAAACCATCAGCCTGCTTCTAGGCGACGAGTAGGAGGTAACCCATGGGGGGCATTGGTTCCGGGCGCAAGCCGCGCCCTACAGAGGTCAAGGAGCTTGCCGGAGAGCGCAAGGATAGGGTGAACCCCAACCCTGCACAGTTCGACAAGCTGACAGGCTCTCAGCCGCCTAACGACTTGAACGTCTACGGTCGTGAGGTGTGGGAAATCTGGGCACCACAGCTAATCCGGTCGGGTGTCCTTACGACTGCTGACCTTCCCGCCTTCAGAATCCTCTGTGAAGCGTTCGGTGAGTACCGAATGGCGGTTGATTCGCTGGAGACGGAAGGCTACATCATCACGCAGTACAACAAAGACAGTACGCGTGAGGTTGTCAACCCTTGGCAACGCATTAAGAACGATGCTGAGGCTAAAATTGCCCGTTACATGGCGCGCTTTGGCCTCACGCCTGCTGATAGAGCAGGTTTGGTACTCCCTGAGCCACCGAACAACGGGAATCGGGACGATCCTGGTCGTTTTCTGGAGTAATTGCGCCCTTTTGGAGGTAAATTCGTGGCAAATCGTACCCTTTTCTTGCACGAAAATGAGCCTAGACCAGGTATGCGGCTTGGTCGGCACGTCAATCATGACCCGCGAAGCAAGGCTTTCGCACACCCTGAGGTTGCTGGCGCTACCTCCAAAAGTGTGGAATGGAAGCGGCACAGTCCGATCTTTGACCAGGGTGACCTTGGTTCGTGTACCGGAAATGCCGCTTCTGGCCTTGTGGCCACAGATTCCAAGTACCGGCATGGCCGTAGTGACTGCTCTGAGCGTGACGCGCTAGTCATCTACAAGCGCGCTACGGTCATTGACGGCTTCCCCGGTATCTATCCCCCGGATGACACCGGTTCGGACGGTCTGAGCGTTATGAAGGTCCTGAAAGAGCAGGGATACGTTAAGGCGTACCAGCACGCGTTTACTTTCGCGGCTATGGCGACTGCCCTTCAGGAGCGCGCGGTCATTGTGGGTATTCAGTGGCAGAATGACATGTTCAGCCCTGATGAGAATGGCGTTGTGCGCTGGTCTGGTGGCGTTGCAGGTGGCCATGAGTTCGTTGTGCGTGGTTTGGACGCTGAGAATCAGCTTGTGATCTGTGACAACTCGTGGGGAGACTCGTGGGGTGTCAACGGTTCGTTCAAGGTTCCGTACGCGGACTTCACCAAGGCTCTTGCGGCTGATGGTGATGTTACAATTCCTGTGTGGTGGAACGAGTAAGGAAGTGGGGCCAAGTGCCCCGCTGAATGCGGGTAGCTTAACTGGAAAAGCTCTGGTCTCCAAAACCAGCCTATCAAGGTTCGAATCCTTGCCCGCGTGCTGTGGCTGTGGTGTAAAGGCAGCATAGCAGTTTGTGAATCTGCTGGTGAGGGTTCAATTCCCTCCGGTCACCCCTGGTCCGTAACTCAATGGCAGAGTAACGCCCTGTTAAGGCGTAGGTTGTAGGTTCGAATCCTACCGGATCAGCTAAAGAGTAGTAGCTTAAAGGTAAAGCACGTGGTTTGGGACCACGGGGATATCGGTTCGAATCCGGTTTACTCTACCATTACCCATTCGTCCAACGGGCAGGACGCTAGGCTCTGAACCTAGTAATCGTGGTTCGAATCCACGGTGGGTAGCTCATGATAAAATTGTGACATGCGATAACTCATATGGAGGGGGCAATATGGCGGGAAGGACTAAGGACGCTGGTCCCCTGTGCGGATTTGTGTGGGATGACGCTGTGTGCAAAAAGCGCGGAGACCATATGTGTGAACCGCGCGTTGCCAAGGTTGTCGGGTTTATCGAGAACATCTGTGTTCACACGAAGTCCGTATTCGCTCGCAAGCCGTTTATCTTGGAGGATTGGCAACGTGACGAAATCGTTCGGCCGGTATTCGGTACGGTTCGGTATTCGGACCAATGGGGTTGCTATATCCGGAGATATACGCTCGCTCACATCGAATTGGGTCGTGGTAACGGCAAGTCTGAGCTTGCGGCCGCTTTGGTTCTCTATCTGCTGGTGGCCGATGGGGAGGAGTCAGCCGAGGTTTACGGTGCTGCCAAGACCACTAAGCAGGCTGGCAAGGTCGGTGAAGTCGTAAAGCGTATGATGGAGCTTTCTCCGCTCCTTTCCAAGCGCCTGAGTTACCACAAGCAGGCGCGTAGGCTTTCTGACTTCAAGACCAACAGCTATTACGAGGTTATCCCTGGTGACGCTGAAGGGGAACTTGGCCACAACGCCTATGGTGTGGTCATTGACGAGTTCCTCACACAGGCTGACCCTGAACTCTTTGACGCGTTGCGTACGGCACAGGGGAAGCGGCCACAGTCGCTCATCATCTGCTTCACTACGGCTGGCCAGACTGATGGATTCGCGTATGACCAGCACAAGGAAATGCAGAAGATTGCAGATGACCCGAACCGTGCCCCTCATATCTTTGTGTACCTTCGCAACGTGCCCATTGACGCTGATCCGTGGGACGAATCCCTTTGGTACCTAGCCAATCCGGCGCTTGGCAAGTTCCTTTCGCTGGATACGCTGCGGAATGAGGCTAAGGAAGCACAGAATGACCCCGTGAAGGAAGTGGCGTTTCGTCAGTTCCGGCTAAACCAGTGGGTTGCCAACACGTCCATTTGGATGCAAATGACGACGTTTGACCCCTGTGCAGGCCAGATATGGGACGATCCTGAGGCGCTGAGAGCGTCTCTGGCTGGTCGTGTGGCGTGGGGTGGCTTGGATATCGCGTCCAAGCTTGACCTGTGCGCCTGGTGCCTCCTAGTGCTCCCCACGAACGAGAATGAGCCCATTGACGTCGTCTGGCGCTTCTGGATTCCCGAACGTCCGATCAAGGAGCTTGATCTAGCCACTACAGGCAAGTTCAGCCAGTGGATTCAGGACGGTTGGGTAACGGTGTCGGGTGACAACGTACTCAACTTTGAGACTGTGTACGCCGATATTGAGAAGGATGCACAGACGTTTGAAATTCTCGGTTTCGACGTGGATGAATTCGCGTCGTGGCCCGTAATTGAGCGCGTTATGGCCTCTACCATGCTGACGGATGAGGAGATTAGCGCCTACAAGAACACGTACGAGCGTATGTCACCAGGACTTGAAGGGGTTATGGGTCTAGCGCAAGACAAGCGTTGGGCACACCACGCCAACCCTGTGGCGCGCTGGTGCGTGGAGAATACCGAAGTGCGTTTCTCGCCTATGCATCCTGAGCTAATCCGAGTGGAGAAGCCAGAGCGCAACAAGACGGGTAAGCGCGTTGATGCTGTTCCCGCTTGGGCAATGGCAATGAATGCGTGGGACCTTCGCGGTAGTCGTGAAATCCCCACTTCGGCGTATGAAGACCATGATCTACTAATCGTATAGGAGTCGCGAACATGTTCGGTTGGCGAAGACTGATGAAACAGCGCGTAGTGGTCAACCTCAAATCTGGTCGCGCGTTCCAAGGTATCATCATGCGTCGGTCAGGGCCATTTATCTTCATGCTTCAAGCGGTAATGCATGAGCCTGATCTTTCGGACGGCATTCCGGTTGACGGTGAGGTGGCCATTCCGGTCAGCGATATTGAATTCATTCAAAATGGAGGTGGGTAATGGCGTTTGTCGTAAGTTCAGGCGTCGTCTCACAGTCCACTGCTCCAATGTACTTCCGTCGTACCGCGCTGGACATGCGGCTTCCGACGCTTGACGATATCCAGACGTACGGCTACATCTACCGGAAGCAGCCGAATGTTCGAATGGTCGTGTCCTTTTTGGCGCGAAATATCGCTCAGTTGAAGCTGAAGGTCTACCAGAAGAATGGTAACGACCGGAAGGAACTGCCTGACCATCCCCTTGGTCTCCTTATGGCGAATCCTTCCCCCACGGTCACGGCTTACCGGACGATGTATGGAGTTGTGGCGGATTACGCCCTGTATGACGCGGCGTACCTGCTTAAGGTGACTGATCAGGAGACCGGAGACAAGGCGCTGATTCGCCTGCCCCCGGAAATGGTTGACCCTGGTGGAGAGAACTGGTACACACCGGAATACTTCACGTTCTACGGGACTAGCAAGCCACAGAAGTTCGACGCCAATCAGGTTGTCTACTTCCGTGGCTACAGCCCTGAGGGAGACCTAGGGGGTTCCTCTTCAATTGAGGCGCTGAGACAGGAGCTTGCAGAGGGGTACCAGGCTTCTCGGTACCGTGAGCAGCTCTGGAAGAACGGCGCGCGGATGTCTGGCTATATTGAGCGGCCGGTAGACGCGCCTAAGTGGGAAGACAAGAAGTTTCAGCGGTTCAAGGCGTCTTGGCAGGCTCAATACGCTGGTGATGGGCCACAGGCAGGCGGTACGCCTATTCTGGAAGACGGAATGGTGTACAAGCCAGCCGCTATGTCTGCTGAGCAGGCACAGTACATCGAAAGCCGCAAGCTGACGCGGGAAGAGGTGGCGAATGCCTACCACATTCCCCCGCCTATGGTCGGTATTCTGGACCACGCGACCTTCAGCAACATTGAAGAGCAGCACAAGATGTTGTACCAGGACACCCTTGGCCCGTGGCTGACTCAGATTGAGCAGGAAATCAACCTTCAGCTTCTTCCGGAAATGGAAGAGCGTCCGAATGTGGCGCGTAAGCTGTACGTAGAGTTTAACATCGCTGAGAAGCTGGAAGGCTCCTTTGAGGAGCAGTCTAGCGCTCTTTCCACGCTGGTCGGTGGCCCTGTCATGACCAGGAACGAGGGACGCGCGAAGCTGAACCTTCCTTCGGTTGATGGTGGGGATGAGCTGGTTACCCCGCTGAACGTCACCACAGGCGGACAGAACAGCCCACAGGACGGGGGAGACCCTACGCCTACCCCTGACCCTCAGGGAGCGTCTACGGACGCCACAGCGCCTCCTAAGGCGTTTCTGGCACGCATGAAGCAGGTCACCCTTTCCAAGTTCGGGGCAGGAGTGACGGAGTGGTTCCAGGTGGACCGTTGGACGAAGGAGCTTGCTACCGAAATCGGTGAGCAGGAAGCCAAGGCGTATGTCCGTGTCGTGAAGAGCGGCTTGGACGCGGCTGCACAGAAGGAAAACCCGAAGGACGCCATAAAGGCAGTCTTTGACGTATTGGAGTGTGGTACATGACTCAGCTTAAGCGCGATTTTGGCGCACAGGTGAAGTCTGCCAACGACGAAACCGGTGAGGTTGAAGCGCTTGTGGCGACCTACGACGTTGATAGCGTTGGGGACAAGATCATTCCTGGGGCGTTTGAAAAGACGCTGAAGGACTGGAAGGACAGTGGCGACAATATCCCGTGGATTTGGTCGCACAAGCATGATGACCTGAACGCGTACCTTGGTGAGATTGTTGACGCCAAGGAAACGAAGGACGGTCTTCTTGTGAAGGCCAAGCACGATATGGACCACCCTGACTCTAAGCGGGCATTTGACCTGATGAAGTCGGGTCGCATTAAGAACTTCTCGTTTGCCTATGAGGTGAAGGATGGGGAGTTTGTTGATGAGACCGTGGATGAGGATAAGGGACTGAAGGCTCAGTATTTCGCGCTGAAGGAACTGAAGCTCTTTGAGGCTGGTCCGTGCCTGATCGGTGCGAACCAGAATACGCGCCTTCTTGGTGCTAAGCGAGCGGACGTTATTACCGAGGTCAAGGGCGAAGACTTTAGCGACGCTAAGGTCTATGTTGAAATTGATGAC